GCCCGATCCCCAATCTTAAAACAGGGGAGCAGGATTCCCGATATTTCTTCCAGCCTCTCCTGCAGGATCCGGCTGGGCGTATATCTCGCTTCCAGATACGCAATATCTACCAGTACCGTTTTATCCTCATGATATCCGGCCGCCGAAACAGCCCTGGACATGGGCTGCACATCCACCTGCAGCGTAGGCAGGATTTCCTCATCCCCATCCTTTTCCAGGGCAAAATAGTCTTTCGTAGTCTCCAGGCCCTCCCCTGTAATGTTGGGTACGTCCGTCCCATCACGCAAAAGGCGTATGATCCCGTCCCTGATTTCCGTGGTTTTCACCGCATCGCCCCTTTCAGGTCATCCAGCATCCCCTGTATGTCATCCGCAAGATAAGTATTTTTATACGTTTCGATACCCTTTTCTAACATGTAGCGCCCTTTTTTCATACCTACCGTCTTTTTTGCACGCACTATCCTGTGCCCATAATTGACCGGGGCCGCATAATCAACGTCGTTGGATATGACAATCACAACGTCCTTTCTCCGCTTTTCTACCCGGAAGAAAAAACGCCTTCTTAAATTCCCACTTATAACAGGGGTTTCTCTTCTGACCTCCCGGACAATCTTATGCCCCATGACATGGGCATGCTTTTCTACAATATCCGATTCCCACACCTGAAGGCCAGAATCAAATGCGCCCTCCAAGTCTTCCAGTGATTTCATGTAAACTCCTATGCCAGCGTTTCGATCTTAAATACCGTTTCCCCATGGCTGCCGGCATAGGCAAACGTCCGGCCTGTATGCCCTTTAAAAATCTGCCCGGCAGGCGTCTCCACCGTTGCGCTGTCCATATCCTTCATCAGGATCTCCGGGCCAGCAAATATCGTCATTTCCTGGTCAATAACCCTCTTATTTCCGTCTTTTTGGGGACTGCCGGAGCCGCTCCTGGAAAGTGCGCAGCGGATATTCTCATATACCGTAACTTCTTCAAATGTACTTTCCCCGGACTTTTTTTCAATCTGCCGCTTCCTTTTGACTGTCAGTCTGTCCTGATACGTTTTTGCCAGGATCTGCGCCTCTGTCATCTTTTTTCTTCCTTTCCTTTTTTACGCCTGTTTTATTTTCTTCTTTCTTACCTGCACCGCGGTGCAGATATTGAAGCCTATCAAAATAATCCATTTCATCCTCCTTTTAGCCGACCCGCAGCCGCCTGTAGCTGTTTAACGCGTGAATGTCCTTCGCTGTAAAGCTGTCTTTTGTAATAGCCTGGGCATATGTGATCTGTGTATCGCCGCGCTTTACAGCCGATATGTTATCCGCATTTTCCGCCTGGATTTCCCTGACTACCAGATCCCTGACAATATACTCAAGCCTCATCGGCAGCCTGCTTATGTGGCAGTACGTCAAAACCGCATCCTTTGCATCGGATACCATAAGCGCCAGGATCTCATCCTTTGATGTGTCATCTTTACTTTCCAGCATCCCCAGGGATGCAAGACGGATCCTTATCTTTTCAAGCATCCTTTTTCCCCTTCTTATCCTGATCCGCTGCCTGTCCGGCTTTTTCTTTTTCCAGCGCTTCCTTCAGGCTGGCTTTTTCCTTTTCCAACTCCTCCACTTTTTTCTTCAGGCCGGTATTTTCCTTTTCCAGCTCCTCCACTTTTTTCTTCAGGCCGGTATTTTCCTTTTCCAGTTCCTTCAGATTTTTCAGCGTTTCATCCGGCTTGCCCCCATCCTTTGCAGGCCTGCCATCTACGCTTTCCAAAATAAACCCTTTCTGTATCAGCTCATTTTTGCGGTCTTCCGAATCCGTTTCCTGTACCCGGTTCATTTTCCTTAACCTGTATTTCATTTTTATCGCTCTCCCTTCTTTTCGCTGGTCATGCCGCAGGCTGGATGTTCGGTACGATAGTTTCCAGCATATTGTCTTTGATCCACAGATCATGGTATTTCCTGTAACCGACAAACCATGCGTCTGCCTTCTGGTTTGTGGACGGGTCAAATATTTTCATCTTATCCTGTTTACATACCGCAATCGGCGCTCTTTTCGGCATAACAATCCAGTTAATCTGCTTCGCGCCTTCCGCTGCCTTAAAACCGCCTTTTTTCTGCCCCTCTGTTTTTCCATCCGCAAAGATATAACCGTCTTTCATCCTCGCAGACGGGACAGGGAGCAACGCCGCTTCATTGATCCTGTTAATTTTCGTTTTTATTTCCCCGGCGGAAAACTCCCCTACCGATACAAACCTCTGGAACTCCTTCAATTTTTCCAACTGGGATTTTACAAGCCCGTTGATCGATACGACGATTTCCTCATTTTCACCCACGATATCTTTTACTTTTGCGATATCATCGATCAAAGCTTCGTATACTGTCAAAGGATCTACCGTATAACCGGATACATTTCCTACGGCCAGTGATGCAATCCTGGAATACCTGTAGGCATCGACTTCCGGCACAACCTGCGTCCGCTGAAACTCACCCGCTACCGTAGACGCTGTTGCAATAAAATTACTCTCGTTTACATCCATAGCATCCAACTGGAAGCTGGTGCCCCTGTCCATCTCCATTTCCTTCTGTTCATACTCCAGTGTTACAGATCCCTTGCTGTATCCCTCATCCCTGTCATAATCAGTGAGCCCGGAAAGCGCCATTTTCGGGATCTTGATATATTTCCCGCCGTTGTAGATCACCTGGCCTGCATTCGCGTCCATAAACCCGGACGTGAGCGTCGCTACCGCCTTCTTATCCAACGCCGTCTGTAACACCTCTGCATATGCAATCGTATTTAATGCCATCTACATCCCCTCCTATAAATAACTTTCTACCTGTGCCAATAATGTTTCTCTTTCGTTTCCTCCGGTGTATCCTGTACCGGCGGCAGGCGTTCTCCCCTTCAAGCGCACTTCCACCTGGGCCTGCACCGCAGCGTCAAATTTTTCCCGGAATTTCCTGACGTTCTCCTGTGTTTCTTCCTTTGTCTTACCCATGACCATATCCTGGAACTCTGCCGGGAGATTGTTGTCCGCCAGAAGCTCTTTTGCATCCGCCCGGCGTTCCCGGAGGGATATTGCGCTCTCCCTTTCTTCCAGGTTTTTCTCCTTTTCTGACTTTTCATAAGCTACCCTTTCTTCCGGGCTCATGGCCGCTTTTTTGATCTCTTCCTGTACGAGCGCGGCAATGTCTTCTTTTTTATGGTCTGTATCCGCCCTCTCGGCAGGCCCTTCCTTATCTCGTTTTGCCGTGTCAGAAGGATCTTCCCCTGTTTCTTTTGTGTCTTCTTTTCCTCCTTCCCCTGTAGCATTCGGTTCTTTCCCTCCATCCTCCACGGCTCCATCCCCTGAAGGCTCTGCAAAAAACTGCAAATTAAGCGGAAATTTGTTTGTCTTCATCCTATATCCTCCTTAAAAATTTGTAATTAAAAAGAGACTACGCACCTGCGTAATCTCTCAGCTACCTAGTTGTCTGTTTGTAGTTAACGAAATCTTCTATCTGGGTATCTGTACAGCTCCCCCTCATACAGTGGGACATCTGGGATCAGATCTATCAAATGCCTGCGCACCTCCGGGTCATTCCTTTCCAACTCCCGGAACTCCGGATTGCTTTTATACTCTTCCCTCCTGCTGTCAAACTCTTCGTATGTTTTGATATTCATGACCTCTTCCTTCAGCGTCATTCTACCATCTCCTTAACAAGTCCATAAAATTCCGGGAAATTCTTTTTCAGGTTTTCAGGCGCTTCTATATATTCCAAGAAAGCCTCCGATACAAACTCATAGAGAAGCCCGTCGTTTAATTTCCCATCCTCCCCAAAAGCCGCTTCTTGTGAATCTGCATATATCCGCCCCTGGTATTCTGAAACCAGATGCCCATTCTTTACACGCAGAATTTTTACCGCATTTCCCTTTGTATCATAAAAAGTATCCTGGATAATATCAGACGGCCCCGTGTCCTGCAGCATCTTCTTTTTGAGAATATTTACCTTTTCCGCATCAGCCAGCTTATTATCGACAGCGTGCCCGATCTCATGTATGACCTCCTGCTCCCGTGCCCCTTCGGCTATATACATGATATCATTTCCATAATCATATCTGCAAGAACTATATTTGCCGACTATGCATCTGGTACTTCCCAGCGCTTCTTTTACTTTTAAAGGCATTATTCCTACCGCACGGTATATGGCAATACGTTCAGACGTAATATTTTTCCCTTCCTCATAAGGCTTTATAGAAAATTCTGCACCCTTTCCCAGGCCGGAGGATACCTTTTCCCACTCTTTATATGTCATATTCGACGGTACTTCATAGTATTTCCCGCTTTTATCTTTCGCGATCCGCGCCGTCACCCTATCATTTTCAAAATGGCAGACCGTCGTGCTCCGGCAGTTTGGATGCATCGGCGGGCAGTTTTTTCCGGGCATGGCATCCTTTACGTCAAATACTTTACCATCCAGCTCCTGGCATACCGGAGATGTCCGGTAGTCCAGAGTCGCCATGTATTCGTACTGCTTTATCCCGCATTCCTGATAGGATTCTATTGTCGCCCTTTCATATATGTATGCCGTTTCTGTCCGGACAAGCCTCCTTGCGCTGCTTGATGCCACATCCAGCCGCCTGCTGATCCGCTCCGTCATCCTGTCAATATTTTCCCCTTTTATCAGGCCAACGACCAGGCCCTCCTTCAGGTCACGGGAAAAATTTTCACAGTGCGCATATAAAAGCGCAGAATAGTTCTTTCTCCTGTAACCGGTAAGTATGGCTTTTTCCACTGCCCGGCTGTTAAGGGCGGCAAAATCTTTCCCGAACCCTATCGCCTTCTGGCAGTTAAATACTGACCTGTAATATGCTGATTCATATTCATCTGCCAGAAAATCATAGATGCTCATCTGGTTTTTATCATACAGGTCTATTAAAGCTTTATTAATGTTCCCCTGAAGCAGGGATAAATATGTCAGCTGCCCCTTTTTGGTCAATGCCCTCAGACCGCTCTCATACCGCGCATGCTGCTTCTCGATCGCCGCTGCCACGTCGCCTGGCAGGCTGTCTTTCTTTTTCTTAAATTCCCGGTTCCTTTCTATCTGGTATTCTGCCAACTGCTCAAAGTTAACTTTCTTAAAATCTGCCCTCCTGATCTGCCGCTTTGCTTCTGCCAGTGTGATATGCTCCCCATCCGCAAAGGACTTGTACAACTGTTCTATTTGTTCTGTGATCTCTTTCCCAGCCTTTGTAAAATACTTTTTTTGTTCCCCTGCAAGATATTTTTCCGATGCGTTAACAGCCTTTGCTTTATCTTGTAAAAACCGCTTTTCCCAATAGTTTCCCATATATACGCCTATATCTCTTTCACATAAGGCAGTTCTTCTGTGCCCATCATCTCCTGCTGGATCTTCTCTATCTCCTTTTTGCTATCAGGCACAATACCTGCAGGCAGCATCTGAAGCTGTGTATCCCTTGACACAATATTTTCCAGATCCCTTGCATTTGCAATCATTTCCGCATCGTTTGCGATAAAGTTCCGTTCATATTTCTGCTTTACTGTCTCCGGGTCAAAATTCTTGTTATACCGCAGGTTGATATATTCCGTAACTAACTTAACCAGCTTTTTCTGCGCTGCCTCAAAGTTATTTTGCTTCATAATAGCCAGCTCTTCCAGGCCGATCAGCTTATATTTAATCGCAACGCCCGTCAGGTTCCCTGCGAAACTCTCATCAGACAGGGCCGGTACCTGTGAAAGGAAAAAGATATCCCGGTATATCCTGTCTTTATAATTCTCCGATGCCGTATCATTGATATTTTTCGTCAGCCACTGCGCCTGCCCTTTTTCATCCAGAAACAGGATTTTATTTTTGCGCAGGTCTGCCGCCCTTTTATTTGCTTCATCCCCTTCTCCTGTTCCTGCCCCTTCTACCAGTTCGCTGGCACCGGCAATACACAGATAAGCGTCTGAAAAGTATTCCATATCGTTTCCTGTGTCTGACTGTGCCTTATCGTATGCGTCAATCAGCGGTATAAGCGTCTCATAGTCCCCTGTCTTTTCTTCATTGTTCCATACGACGATAACAGGGATGTCCCCGAACATGTGCTTCTCTATATCAATTGCCTGGAATATGCCTGCACTGGAATCCCTTTTATAAGTGATAATATACTCCTTATCATAAAGGGCGGCATATTCGGCTATCAATACGCCATCAATATCGTATTCACTCCAAAGACGGATACAACCCTCCAAAAATTCTCCGAGATCCGGAGAGTAAACCGGAACGATTTCTTCCGCATCATATTTTTTAATCCGTATATTCCCGCCTTCATCTAAAAAAATCAAATAGAAAGCAATACCCTTTTTACTTGCTTCTTTTGACACGTCGTAATTCAATTTATCAATATAATTATTCTGAAGCTCCTTCGTCAAAAGCTTCATGTATGCCTCATCTTCTATATTGTACTTGATAGGCTTCCCCATAAAGTAGCTTGTCGCCATGTTGCTGATATACCTTGCAAACCCATGGGCAAGCCTATTATTAGGTTTATCGGCATCCATTGTCCTGGATAATATCTCTGTCCTTACCCTGTAATAGCTTTCCAGCTTCTGGAATTTCGGGATATCATTTGCCCGAAATTTATCTATAATCTTCGTTAGAAATTCCCCATTATAGCAGTCTTTTATAGCAAACCTGAACATATTCCTCCCCTATAATCCAAGCCGTCTTTTGTTCCCGATCCTGGCCTTTTTCTTTCCTTTTACGTCGCCATTTATCATTTCCACAAACCCTGTCAGGGCATCCTCTCCATCGTCATGGTCATTCTTTCCCCTGCGCTGGTATCTGGATATATGCTTTGCAAAATCCGGCCAGCGTTCTTTCCAATCTGAGGGCATAATGACCTGCTCCATCACATTAGACGCATTCGTAATAATCCTTGTCCGCTTATTTTTTGACTGATGGAACCATGTCACGCTGCATTT